AAATTCCCCCACCCCTCTCCCCCCCTCTCCTCCCCCGGCCCGGCCGGGGGCTTCTGTCTCTCGAACATTTGTCTTGTCCTCCTCCCCCGCCCGTGGTAGAATTGGGGCGGTAGGAAGGAGGTGAATCCTATGAAACCAGAACTAATCCAAGATTTGGCCCTCATTTATGTCAAGGCTCATACAACAGAAGATACATCCGTAGAAGAAGTCTACGAAATGTATACTCATGCCGAAAATGAGCTGAAGGAAATTGAGAGCAAGAAATTCAACGACCATGTATCGTCCCCGGATTTCAGCCTGTGAATCAGGGCCCTGTCAGCGTCACCGGTTGCCGCCGGTGGCGCTGTCCTTTTTAACGGAAATCTGCGTGACTTTCAGGCCTAAATCCAAGACAATGCAATCTTCCCCGGTCTCTTTCTTGAACTGCTCACGAAGGATTCTTTTTGTGTCTTTTGTCAATTCATACTCCGTGCTCAAAACAAACATCCTCTCACCCCCTCTCCCCAAAATTCGCAATAATGCGAATTTTATGATAAAAAAATTTCGCCTGCTTCTTCTTTGCTCAAGCTCAAAATCTCTGCAATCTGATGCATTTCCCCTACAGAAAAGTCAAGCGCTTCGCTTTTCATCTTTCTTGAAAGGGTACTCTTATCAATTGACATAGCATGAGCCAACTTTTCTTGCGTCATTCCGCACTCAGAAATTTTTCCTCTGAGCCTTGCAATGTCCACTCGCAATGTGCCCACTCCTTTCTAGGTTCGCATTATTGCGAATTTCTTGCTATCATAATAGCATAGGGCCTCCTCACTGTCAACAACTTTTTCGCATTTTTGAAAATATTATTGCATTTTTGCAAATCGCATGGTATCCTTACGGCAGAGGTGATCGCCGTGACAACCGGAAATCGTATGAAAAGTCGAAGAAAAGAGTTAGGTATCCCTGTTGATACAGTGGCGGCGGCGCTCGGCGTCTCAGTCGCAACCGTATACAGATATGAAAGTGGAGAAATTGAAAAGGTACCCGGAACAATATTAGAGCCATTAGCAAAAGTGCTCCATACCACACCTGCCTATCTTATGGGATGGACGGCAGAACATCAATCAATTCAGTATCCATCCAACATCATGCCCCTTCCCGCCATGAAGGAGTGGCCGGTGCTGGGGGCCACCGCCTGTGGGAAGCCCCTCCACCGGGAAATGCTGGACGAGACCGTCCTGGCTCCGGTGGATATTAAGGCAGACATCGTATTCCGCTGCGTGGGGGACAGCATGATCAACGCCCGGATCTTTGACGGGGACGCCGTGTTCATTCACCTCCAGCCGGAGGTGGAAAACGGTCAGATCGCCGTGATCCGGATCGGCGACGAGTACACCCTGAAGCGCGTCTATGTATTCGATCACTATGTGGAGCTCCGGTCAGAAAACCCCACCGTCAAGCCCATCATTCTCCGCGGGCCTGAGCTGGAGCCGGACAGCTTTGAGGTGGTCGGTCTGGCCGTCGCATTTATGAGCGCTATTTTATAACTCCACTGCCAAATCCGTCAGCGCTGTCGGATTTGAAAAAAGCCGCCCCGGCTCGGGACGGACTTGACAATCGAACATCAGGCGGTTATACTGAACATGAAAAGGGCGCTGCCGGCAGACGGTTGGCCCAAGACTTTAGTTCTTCAAAAGAAGTAACCGCACTCTTTGGACGGAGGGGCGGTTACTTCTTTTTATTGGCCATCATAAAGAGGCCGATAATGCCAACGACTAAAATGCCGGTCTGGATCAGATCGGAATATGTAACCATTGGGCAGCCCCCCTTTCCGTGGATCAGGGGACAGAAGCTGCCCCCTGTCGGGGGCCAACCGCCTGCCGTTTGCTGGCAGCGCCAAGGACAGAATACCACATTTTTCGCCGCCGTGCAACCGCGCCAGGACCAGGAAGGCCCAGCCTCTTTTTTCCTGCCCGGAGTGAACCACCGCACTGCCCCGGGCCGTCCATCCGGACGCCTCGGGGCTTTCTCGCCCATGAAAACGGCCCGCTCCGCCATTTCCCCCTTGACCTTCCCCCAGGTGGAAGGTGTACTGTAAAGCCGCCGGGCAAAATTTAATGAAAATGTATTTCTCCCTATCCACTCCCCCCTTGAGCCCCAACGGTTCCAGTCTCTGCGCGTCACACACCCGTGCGAAACCTGTCTCTAACACCAAAACATTGTATAAAATGACATAAGAAAGAGGGAGCGCCCACGCGCTCCCCCTCTTTTACTTTCTCGCCGCCTTGAGGATGGCCACACCCATGGTGGCCAGCTCCTGTCTGGTGGTGTGGGCCCTGGGCCTGGCGATGGTCACGCCGCCCCGGCCGTCGTCCACGCCGGTGAGGATCCCGGCCTCCACAGCCTGCCGGATGTACTCCTGCGCCCAGCCGTCCGCCGGGGCGTTGGCCAGCCTGGACTCCTGAACCGCCAACTCCTCCCGGACGATCTGCCGCACTCTGTCCTCCGTCAACTCCGGTTCCTCCTCTCTCACCGTCCAGCGCAGCACGCTGTTGATCCGCCGGTTTTCCGCGGTCCTGGAGACCACCCCGCCCCGGCTCTGGTAGTAGCTCCCGCCGCCGTCCAGCTTGAGCACATCCACGAACCCAAGCCCCCGGAACACCCGGGCGGCCTCGCCGCTGTCCAGCAGATTTGTTGTCCTGGACTGCCACCCCATGATGTAGATTTTCCCGTCCCCCTTGAGGCCCACCAGCGTGTGCCAGGTGGCCCGCAGTGGAGAAGTATCCCAGCCCTGGGCTGTGGCCTGGGCTGTGGTGCAGGCTCTCCCGTCCCGCAGCACGGGGATGCCGGACACAGCGTAGTCCGTCCCCTCCGGCACCGTCCGGATCTCCTCCACCCGGGCCCGGCCGCCGGAGATCAGCAGGGTGGAGACCTCTTTCCCGTACATAGGGTTGGCGTAGACCCACCTGCCGGCGTCAAACGTAAACCGGTCCCCCTGGAACCGCCCGCGCTCCTGGCAGTAGTGCCTCGTCCATTTCCCTGAGGCATTGTAGTCCGCCACCAGATGGCCCACAGGCAGGGTGAACGGCTCCCCGCCCTCGGAGTAGTTGGCGAAATAGCCTGCGTTGGCGCAGTTGTCGCCGCACTCCGATTTGGGCCGGTCCACCAGTTCCACCGTCAGATCCTCCGCCGGAACCGCGGTCATAAGGACCTGCTCGCCGCCCTTGGGCTGGAGGTCATACACCTCCACCAGCGCCGCCGCCAGCCCGGCCGCCGCCTGGTCGGCAAACTGCTCCGTCAGGATGATGGGCGTGTCTGTGGTGGAGTCCATAAACCCCAGCTCGATCAGCGTGGCCGGCATGGTGGTATAGTTGAGCACATACAGGCTCTGCTCCGCCAGCGGCTGCGCCCGGTTGCCCCGCAGCCCGGTGGCCGCCACGGTATAACGGTACACCGCATCCCGCACCACCTCGCTCTGCCGCTGATGGCTGGGGGCCACATAGGCCACGATCCCGCCGCCGGAGCCGCCGTTGATTCCGGCATTGTGGTGGATGGACAGATAGACGTCCGCCCGGGCCCGGTTGGCTGCCGCCACCCGCTGGGACAGGGTCACGTCCCGCCTGCCGGTCACATCGTCCACCCGCATGGTCTGGCAGCTGTACCCCGCCAGGATGGCCTCCAGTTTATCCGCCACCCGGCTGTTAAGCACCCACTCCCGGGTCTCTCCGGGGTCGATGCTCTTGAGGCACCGCTTGCCGGGAGTGCTCAGGCAGTGCCCCGGGTCAATGCAGATCAGCATGGGGTCAGCCCTCCTGGCTGGCCTGGTGCTCCTCGTCCTCCTGGATGCCAGCCTGCACAACTGCGGCGAACGCCTCCCGGTCGTGGCCGGCGAATGCGTCCACCAGGGCCTCGTAGTGGCCGCCGATGAACTCGTTGATGCTCTGCTCCGTCATGCCCTCAGGGATGGGGTGGGCCTCCTGGTGGCGGGCCAGAGCGATGGTCAGGTCGGGCAGGTCCAGGTCCTCACAGGTCTGGAAAATGTCATAGATGTAATTGGCGTTCATAAATGTTCCCCTTTCAGTTTTGTCAAAATTGTTACTTGCTCAGCTGCTTGGCCGCCTGGTTGACTCCAGTGGCCGCCAGCCCGCTCACGATGCCCACCGCCAGGGCGGTCACCGGATCTGTGGCCGGGAAATCCGGCACCGCCAGAGCCATACAGGCCACGCCCAGCAGCCCGCCCGCCACGCCGCAGGCGATGGGGATATATCTGTCATTGTTGAATGGGCTGGCCTTCACAATCAGGCCGATCAGATAGCAGATCACCGTGATGGCCGCCACGCTCGCAATTCCAAAATCCATCTGTCTCACCTCCATTCACAAAAAATCGTGTTTTTGCAGGCGCTCATCGTACACCCGCCCGATGTTGGCAATGGCGTGGGTAGCCCGGCTGTTGGGATATTCCGGGTGCTCCCTGCAAAATTGCTGATAGCGGTCGATCTCCGTCAGCACCTCGATGAACTCCTCCCGAGTGTGGGGGATCTGCCGGATCAGCTCCTGGTTGAACCGCAGGATCCTGGCCCGGTGCATGTCTGCCGCCCGCTCATCGTCCGTCCTAATGTGGTCGTCCAGCCGGATCCGGGTGCGCTCCAGCTCGGCCAGCACCTCTGCGTTGATGGCCCGCCCCAGGATTTTCGCAATGGCGGACCAGGGGTTCAGTTTGATGGGGGCGATCTGGATGACTGTCAGCGCCAGGACCAGCAGCCCGCCCCCGCCTGTCAACAGCTCCTGGATGCTCAAATCAAACCCTCCCCTGTGCCTCCAGGCGCAGCTGCTCCACTTCCGCCTGGGTCAGCCGCCCAGCCTGGACCAGAGCGTCAATGCGGGCGTCGTCCCACAGCCGGGGATAATACTTCCGGGCCAGCTCGTACACGCTCATAATTCCACCCCCGTCATAGCCGCCAAAAAGTCCACGTCCGCCCGCAGCCGTTCCGTCTCCGTGGGCTCCGGCTCCTGCTGGGGCGGGAGGGAGGATTTCCACGCCTCCCATGCCTCGGTGTTGGGCATCACCGTCACGGTGCTGCCATCCATCTCCGGATCCGTCTCCATGCGGATGGACACAAATCCATTGTGCCGGATCAGCACATCCGTCTGCTCATCCGTCAGGGGAATGCACCCAGGGAACCAGTCCTCCTGCGCCGGAGGATATGCCCCTGATTGGTTTTGAGTCGATTGGATGTATCTCATGTTGCCTCCTCATCCGATCACGGTATAGTAATACCGGGTCCCACTGGTGTTCAGCTGGTTGGCTACACTGTTGCCGTACCAGGACAGACTGTTCCCATCCGCAGTGACCGTTTTGGTCCCCACTGTTGGGTTACCCGTCCAGACCATGCCTGTGGACTCCCCCACAGATGCCGCCCCGGCAGCCATCACAATGGCCAATTTCGGTGTAAACACAAACTTCAGCGTGTTGGGGCTGCTCTTGCCGTATGTCCCCGTTCCTACATAGCTGCCAGTCACTACCTGGGCGGGGTACTGGGTCACCTGGTCCAGTGTTTTCCCGCCTGGCAGACGAATCGCCTCCGCCACTGTGGCGGGGTACTGCGGGCCGCCTCCAGAGTCACGCAGGAGGGACACATCCACTGCCCCAGTCTCAAATGGGACGGCAGCCTTGGTATAGGTCCAGTTTCTCACTGCACTCACCGTGCCGCTGCTGGCCTGCACCGAGGCCCTCAGGGTGATCGTACCTGTCCCAGCAGCCATGTCCAGGATGAGGACCTTATTGGCGTAGCCGCTGTTGATAGTCCGGGTATAGACCTCCGCCCCGTTGACCAGCAGGGTCAGCTGGATCGGCATCCCTGTGTCCGTGCTGACAGAATAGGGCACGTCGTTGATGATCGTCCCCAGGTCCTCATCCCGTCCGGAGATCACCAGCGCTGCTGCGCTCACTACTTGGATCGTCTCAGATGTTTCCCACTCCCCTGGAGATCCGTGAAATACTGCCTGCACCCGGTACTGTACGCTGGTCCAGGTTCCGGCTCGCTCGGTAAACGTCTGCGCCGCTCCAGTGTACGCCTGCACCCAGCTATCACCCGGGGTGGCCTTTCTCTGGAGGGTATAGCTGTCCGCCCCTGCTACCTCTGACCAGGCTACCGTCACATTCTGCCCCTGCATCGCGAGTGTCGGGACAGACAGTTTTGGTGGCTGAGGTGCTGCGGCGTCTGTCCCCGTGACATAGTTGCCCCATTGGCCATTGCTGTCCTTGGCGCGCACCCGGAACCGGATGGCAGTCGTTCCTGCCGGGATGTCTGCCGTGAGGCTTGTCCCGTTTACAGCCGCATTTACGACCGTCCAGGATTTCCCGCTATCTGTGGATCTGCCGACCTCATAGCTCTTGACTGGATAGCCTGTGTTGCTCTGCGCTGCGGTCCAACTCACCGCTGCCGTCTTGCCCAGGATCCGATTTGGATAGGTCAGCCCGCTGGGCGCTGTTGGGCTGGTCACTGTGGCCCGCTGATCGTAGTAATAGCCTCCAGACACACCACCATTGGGATAGGCGGAGGATGATGTGGAGTAGACATACTCTACAAACGAACCTGCTGCGGCCTTGACCCCATACACATACAGCGGGGCTCCATTGGGGAAGTTTGCATGAATGCGACAGGAATCTCCATTATTCCGGGCAACAAAAACGGTGAACTTTGTATTGCCGCTCACAACGGCAATATCGCTGGTTGGTCCGCGTCCAAAAACCTTATTGGCGCTATAATCATTGCCGTCCTTGGAAATCGAAGATCTTGTCGGGAATGTAAATTTCCCATCCACAATATTTTGTCCAGTAAACGACTCATTTGGGCCATACTCTCCCAAATAGACCGTATTGTATTCGGTCAATCCTGTCATCGTGTAATACGTACCATCGATTGTTTCCAGCAAGTCCTTGACATATTTGACGTTGGTTTTTCGCCATTTGTAATATGTCGCCATCCCTACACCCCCTTGTTATAGCTGACCAGCACTCTGGCGGTCACCATGCTGTTCCGGATGTCCTGATGGGCCGCTGGGTCCTGATTGTGGCGGTCCACGCTGCCTGCCGTTTCATATTCCATCTCCGGAAGCTGGCTTTTAGGGACTCTCCCGTCCGGGCCCAGAGACGCTACCCCATCCGGCCGCCCCTTCTCCGCCTGAGGGATAAACACCAGGGCGGGGTCCACCTTTCCGGTCACCTGGTCCTGTCCGGAGAAGATCAGTTCCGTACCGAAAATAAACTCCCGCAGTCCCTCGCTCCCAGCCTGGATGGCCTCTCCGGCTCCAAATGCGTTCCCATAGCACATCAGGACCTCACCGTCCTCCGGGTCGCTGGCCCACAGCCCCAGTTCCTCCCATACAAAGGCGCTCATCCCCTTGTTGACAAACTGCCCTAGTACCAGAGCCTGACTACCCTTGCTGCTTACCTCGCTGACGGGCAGTTCCTTCAGTGGCCTCACCAGCGCGGTTCGGTCTAGTCCCTCGCCCTTGGCCAGGGCCCCCGACCCCAGTTCCCACCGGGTTACTGGGACCTGCGATCCCTCCGGCGTTTTGGCCAGCAATGCCGCCCCCTTGCTTGTCAATTCCACCTTCGGTATCATCTGCAATCAACCCTCCACACGATTTTGTCCCCCTGCCGGGGCAGTATGCCAATCCTCACCTGTGTCCTGGTTTTCTCTCGGTACTTTACCTCCCACGCCAGATGGGCGGGCTTGAGCTCATTGACGATGGCCGCCAGATCCTCCGGGCTCTGGATTGGCCCGATGGTCTCGGTGTACCAGATCTCAAACCGGTATTGGTCAAAGTGTTCCACAATTTCCACCGCACCTGTGGAAAATGCGGAGGCAATGCCCACCAGCTGCTCCACGGTTGTGTTTCCAGCCCCTTTCACCTTGGCCAGCACCCTGGCCCGCCGCCGCTCCTCCTCCATCGTCCGGCCGGCGGGCCCGCCCCCGGCCCCCCCCCCCCCGCCCCCCCCCCCCCCCCC